TGACAAATTCAGACCTGTTATCAGTTGGATTTTCATTTTGATTTACAAAGAACCAACCATCAATTTGATTGTAATACTTTCCATTGTATTCCCTTGAATAAACATTGCAGCTTACAGAAACCATATCCCCCTCTTTTAACTTATTCATTTGCTTCACCTTATCCCCAAAACATTTAATTGCAATTATATTATTAAATTTTTCTTGAGTATCTACCAAGATTGTTTGGCTTTCCCATGTCTTTCCTGATTTACTTGTACCTGCTTCTGCTTGTAACTTCTTAATTAATTTTCCTTTTACTTCCATAGTTTTTTTATTTATTTATTATTATTGATTATTTTTTAAATTCTTCGCTCTCATCTTCGCCTTTAACACCTATTTCATACAAACCTAAAATTTCTAAAGTAGCTCTTGCGTATGCTCTTTTCTGTGCCATCTCTAATACATAATGAGAGTTGGTATTACCATCTTTAAATGTTTGACCTTTTAAAGCAGAGCCAAATGTTTCAATAGTTTTGTTTCCTTTAGTTGCCATTGCCTTAACACCTGCAAAATTACATTCACATTTAACCACTTCATAATGTATATCAATAGATTCATACGCATTTATTTTGGCTATTGCGCTTCTAGTTAAGATAATATAGTGCTGATGCTTAAAAATATCTTCTTTATCTAATTCGTACTTTAAATACATTTCTTTAATTTTTTCTGTTTTCATATCGTTGTTATTAATGCTTTGTTATTACTTAGTTTATTATATCTTTCTTTATATTCTTTTAGTTTGTTTTCTACTATCTTATTTTGCGTTATAGCTTCATTCTCTCCATATCTACGTTTTCTATGCTCATACCAATATGAACCTTTTGGTTCTGCCTTAAAATCAAAACATTCATTCAAATTAAGCCCTGTCAATTCTATATAAGTATCTAAGGCTTCATTAATTTGTTCTTGCGTTCCAAAGATTCTAATGCTAGGCTCTACTTTCTCTAAGTCGGTAAACCATCCATCAGGAGAAAATTTAGAAATATTTTTATACACTCCATTGTTATAAAAGTGAAAATCTTGACAAATCAATTCCATAATTAGTAGTTTAATAATTTTGTAAATTTATATTCACTTTCTTTTAATTCGTTTAAATATAAAATAAAGTTATACCCAAAAAAGTGTAGAAACATTTCAGCCCTTCCATTTCCCCAATTTTTAAATGTAAATGTTATATATTTAAAGGAGTATGTTTGTTTTAAACTGTTACTGCATTTGTGATAAAAATATTTACTGTGTTTTAAATCTATTTTCATTTCTTTTTTATTTTTTAAAATTAGTAGTTTAATTGTATGTGAAGCAACATAGAGCAAATAGTCGCTGCAATTAATACACTTGTCATTAGCCAAACAGGTGTTTTGTCTAAAAAAGTTACTTCTTTAATGTCATAATCTTCTAACATATTACGCTTTCCATACTTATCCCAGTTTGACATTTGCGTTTTGCTATGAGAAAAGAATATATCTTTTTCTTCTTGACTCATAATGTGAGTGTTTCCGCTTATCTTGTTTGTTATTTTATACATTTTATTTTTTTAATGATTAATATGGTACAAAAGTACACATTATTTTTAATTCACACAATTATTTACAGTTTTATTTACAAAGTTGTTAACAATTTAAGTGTTGATAGTGTTTTGGCTAGATTAGCAGCTTTAGGTGTTGTCTAGTACATTGCCATTAAAAAGTTTTAAAAGTGCCTAAAAAGGCTAAGGGGTAGGTTATAAATTGAATATTAGCACCCCTAATATAACAAGCATATATAAAATGAAAAGGCGTATATTTATTTGTTTTTCGGTCATTACAAAGGCATTAAAAGATTAATAGGTAGTGTTCCATTGTTTAATACTACTGCACAACCAATAGCTTGTCTTTTAAAGTTTTTAGCGTATGCAGCAGCATAAGTAGATGAATCCACACCACAACCTACCTGCATTCCAAAAATTCTATATCTCTTTCCAACAAACCATTTGCAGTATGCTTCTGTATGTGTATGACCGCAAACACTTGACATTAGATTATTCTTTGCTTTAGCCTGTGCCTGTCCGCCCTCCCCATGCTCATAGAGTACATCATCATATACTACTGATTCTACCCAGTTCCAATTAGGGGTTCCTAATACTTCATTGTAAGATTTAATCCACGCTGAGGGAATACCACCTGTCATAGCTTTTCTACTAGCCATTCTATCATGGTTTCCAATACATACATCTGCTTGTGGAAATGCTTCATACCATTTAGATATTTTCTTGATAGCTAAAGATAATTCATTCCCTGCTGACATTCCATCAGGGTCAGGCTCATGATATGAAAATCCGTGTGAATCCACGCAGTCACCAATGTAAATTACATGATTACAATTGTAGGTTTCGTACTGCTCTATGCAAAATTCTAAATAACCATCTAAGCAAAATGGTTCATGAAGGTCACCGATAACTAGAATGTTTCTAGCTTCGGTTTCCCTCATTTTTTCAATTACCGCTATCTCTTGCGGTTTTAATCTGTATCTATTATTACTTCTTTGCTGCATCTGCAAAGCCTTGCCCTAATACTAAAGCACCAATACTTATTAAAATGTTTTTAACCTCTTCTGGATTTAATCCAAAAGTGTCACTCAATAGAGTTGTTACAATTCCAATTACTGTGTACCAGAACTTGCGGCTGCGAAGCATGGAGCCGATTAGATACTTGTTTAAAAAGTCAGTCATAATTATTTATTTTAGTTAGTAAATTTATTTTAATTATAAAGCCAAATAACCTCTTGGTCTTTTTGTTTATCAACATCACAATGTACAAAACTCTTGCCGATTCCAATTCTTGTTATTCCCACTTCCATTAAAGATTTAACTATTATATATCTATCTCTGCTGCCATTATATCCAATATCTGCTGCTAATCCGTTTATATGACTAGAGCCTACACGCCCACCCACTTTACTATTCCACGCCTTAGTTCTATATCCACTATTAATTTTAAATGGAATACCTGCGTTATGCCTAGCATAATCTAATTTTTCAAGGAATTTTTTATCCATTTTTGAACCTGATCCTAGTTCATCAGGGCTATCAAACTCAGATAGTTTAAAATATTTTAAGTCCAAATTATATGTAATATGATTTGTAAATCTTGCAGCCCTTAACTTCTTTAATAAATATCTTATGCATTTTAACACTATTATCTGTTTTAATATACTTAGGGTTGCTGCTATTTAATTTTCTTTTTTTCATCTGCAATTATCACATGAATTTAAGCAATACCTGCCGCCTGTTATTATGTTTATTATTTTACAAATTATTGTTCTCATATTTTATAAATTTATAGATTGTAAAACAAATCGCCAAAATTAACGAGATGAGTGTAAGATATTCGTTGCAGTCTGTTATGCTAAAACCAATAGCAGAACCATTAGCTAACCCTACTTGTATTGTGTCTTTTAAATCTGTCATTTTTATTTGATTTAGGCTTAGTTTCCAAGTAGGATTTAAGCTTAGTTATATTTGTGTTTTTTGGTTTATAATGTTTCTTCATTATGTTAAATCAGGAGTTAAAAAATCCCTAAGAGTTAATCTAGGACTTTTGTTAGATGGTCTTTCAAGATTCATCCCTGCATAATAGTTATCAGTTGATGGGCTTACATCTGCACCTGAGTTTGTTGAATAAGCAGGAAAGCTAGAGGTATTATTTCTAATATAGTCTATTAACCTTTCACGATAGTAACTCGCTGTGTTCATAACTTCCTCTCTTAAATGTTGGGCTTCCTCCGTACTAATGGAATTTCCAGTTTCTGAGGTTTTAGAATATATGTTCCCATTCTCAAATTTGAATCTTAAAAATGGTATAGCATGATACACCGCATATCCCGGCAAACAGAGAGAAATGTAATCATCTACCAATGTCTTATCCGCACCTGCTAATGTTCCTGCTGTTATCTGCGCTTTTAAATGGGCGGTTAAATCTGTACCCAATGCAGTTTCAATATACAATTTTTGTGCTTCACGCACAAATGGGAGCAAAATCGAACTGTCGATATTTAGATTCAAAGCTGTTGAATCTTTTAATTTATCTTCTGATATAAATAATACGTATGCCATAATCTATCTTCTTTTATTATCTGGTAAAAAACCATTGTTTTTCATTCGTTTTGGTGGTCTTGCTACTAAGTTATCATTTTTTTCAGCAGTAAAACCTTCGCTTCTAGCTTTTGTATAGCTTATTATTTGATCATCATTTATTTTGTTTTTTGCATTTCTTAATGATGTTTTATATATCCTACGTAACCAAAAATGATGGCAATTACCACCTCCTTTGTAAAATTTGTGTTTTTTAGAATCACAGCAATCACCTTGGTCTGCTAACCATATAGAATAAGTATTAGCACCTCTAGGCCCCCATCCGGGATTAACTGCTATATCATTTAATCTAACTATATTTTCCTTTGTATATATTTTATTTGCAGACATCATTTTTCTACAAAATTCTCTAGTTGATCCTTCTTGTGTTAAAAAATCATCTTTAGTGTAAACGTATCTTACTTTATAATAGTCATTAAATGATTTGTTTACTCCATCTTGTTCACTTCTAGAATTTGGTGTAGCTCTACCTGTTGATGTAAATTCTAGCTTTTCATTTACTGCATTATTTAATGTTTCTTCAAAGTCAAAATCTTGATGCTCACCATCTACAACTTCTTCTTCTACTAACTCATAATCTTCTGGTATATCTTCACCGAATTCAAATATCCAATTATCTAATTCTGTTTTTTCGCTTAATTGTAGATTAGTTATTTCATCATGACTTTTGCATGGCATATGATAAGTTTTGCCTTCTTGTGTATGTGTATGTGAACCACTACAACCTATTTTTTTAGCTTCTGCTTCTGCTTCTTCTTTAGTGTCATATAAAGGCAATTCAACACCATCTGTAACCATAGAACCTACTTTAGCAAAATCTTCACTTACTTCTACATCTAATGGTGGTAATCCCATTTCTTCTCTTAACTCATCTTCCGTTAAAATTCCCTTAAGATCTTCTGATGTAAATTCTAAAGTGATAGGTTTAAGTTGTACGAAATTAACAGGCATATCCATATCATTAACTTTAAATATTTTTCTAAGCTGTTTTACTATATGATCCTGATAAGGTTTTACAACCGTATTTAAAAAGAAATTTGCACTTGCATTAAGTTCATCAACATTAGAGCCTAATCCTGTATCGTTTTTAATACCCATAAGCATTGGAGATGTAACTCTATGCCCACTTAAAATATTTTGTGTTAAAAGTTCTTGTAACGCTAAATACTGCTTGTCTAAATCAGCAGGAGATATCGCATTAATCTCAGGTGTTCTAGTCTTGTCATCTGAAAATGTTAAAACAAATTTACCACTATTAGTACCTGTAAATTTAGCTGCTAAACTCTGCTCTATCTGATGGCGTTCTTCTTGTGTTGGTATTCCGTTTGAAAAATTAATCATAAAAGAACCTGAGAAACCATTAGAAATATTATTAAGATGATACTCAGAAATCCTAGAATCTATTAAAGCCCAATTCGTACAAGATACCCAGTCAGGTGTATAATAAGAGTTCATGTTAGGACTGTAAAGCCCTGAGTACATTAACTGATTTGCACACGTTCTATCATTAGGATTAAATGCAGGTACATAATGTGGTTTGTGTTGTCTAGTGTTTTTCCAATCTGCACTAATATAATATCCTGAAGTTTTACCAAAAGCATCAGGTTTTGCACATCTAACCTTAGAAACATCAACATGGTAAATTTCGGCTA